GTAAATCGCGGACATGACCATCAGCGTCGCTTCGTGCGCTTTGCGCGCTTCAACGTCCAGCTCGTCCCACCGGACGTGTCGTAGCGTGTTGAGCCCGACCCGAAGCTGCACATCAGCGCGGTTCTTGCGTCCCTGGGCCAACGCCCGCTGGTCGGATGCCGGCGCCACCCGATATCCACGCCCTCGAACGCAATGCAGTGCACGCTGGTGCTCCTTCAGCAATCGGCCGTAAGCACGCGACACGACCGACGCGACGTCTGCAGCGGTGACCGGGCGGCCGCCTTCGTAGCGCAACGCGTCAATCAGCACGGGGTACTCGAAGAGCTGACCCGGCTGAGCGTCACGCACCAAGTCGATGAGCACCTGCGCCTGCGAGCGGCCGTCCGGTCTCGAAATCTCAAACAGAGCGGTCATCGAAGCACCTTCCCGATAAACCGGCCGTAGCCGTTGACGCGGTTGTCGCCGATGCCTTCGACCACGCCAGACATCTCGACCAGTCGCTCGAACTCATCGAAATTCAAGCCGGCGTCTTCGACAAACAGACCTTCGACTCGCATCGCCCACGGGAAGAACTGCGGCCGGACACGCATGACACGCTTCTGTCCGACACCGACCGAAAGCCGCGAGTGAAAGCGCTTGTCGGCGAAAATTTCCTCAATCTTCTTCGGGCCTTCGTACTGCAGCGGGACGTTCAAAGCCGAGAAAGACAGCGCCCGCTCGACGGCCTTCCCAATCTTCGACATCCGGCCGGTGTTGATGAGGCACTTCCGCAGTTTCGAGGTCGGCTGAACGACAACACCGTTCTCCTCGTACAAGCCCCCATGCCACTCGAGCATCTCGATGCGGCGAAGGTCCTCGTCCGTCTTCTTCCGCTTGCCGGTCAGTTGCTTGATTTCTCGGTTCAACTCGAAGTCCGGGTCCACCATCCGCGGGTTGTGCATCAGCAGCGGACTCGTTCCCTTAATCTCAATCGCGACTTTCATCACCTTCCTCCGTGGCTTTGGCCGTTAGGCGTGTTTGCATTGCAATGCCATGGCCTGCCAACTGATGCCGCCGAAAACGGCCGGCGGCTTACCGTTGATTTCTTACATTGCTTCAACCGCCCCCAGCCGATACCGCGCCACCTTCTTCCCGCCCTCCACCTCTGCGCGCTCCACCGAAATCGGATAGCCGCGCTGGCGCAGCTCGTCGATGCGCGCGGCCAGGCGGAAGCACTGATGCCGGTGAAGCGCCTCCAGCGCGGTGAGTGCGTGACCTGCTTTCAAGTCCGCGAGAATCCGGTCGCACTGCGTCATGCCTTCCTCCGTTGTCTGGAACCCTCAAGCAGGATCTCCCCGCCCCTCGCCAACGTGCCGGCGAGCCGCTTGGCCGTCGCCGCCTTCTCGGCCCCTTTAATGGCCGCTTGCCGCCTGTCCGTGCGCTCCTGTAGATGGACATAGCGTGGAAGCGCCGCAAGCCGCCTGTGAGCCGCACGTTGATCGCGATCCACTAGTCACCTATCCGTTCGGGTTATCGGAAGCACGCGAAGGCTCGCGTCACGAGCCAGCTAAAGCGCACAGTCGACACAACAAAAACAAGCCGAGGAACCCATGCCCGAGTCCCGAGTCCCGAGTCCCGAGTCCCGAGTCCCGTTCGCTCGCTGCGCTCGCGTCACTGCTGGGATTCCTCGACTCGCGGGTACAAATCGGGCCGCAGATCGTGCCGAGACACCCCAGTGGCGCGTTCGACGCTCAGCACGTACTCGGCCGGCACCCTGCGCCACTGCCAGACGTTCATTCGCGTCTTTCCTAGCCGCTGGCCCAGTGCGGCATAGCCCCCGGCCGCCATAACGGCCTGACGTAGCCCAGGATCGCGGGCCTGCTCTTGCGTTTCTCGGTCCATGGCCCAAAGTATCGCCGTGCGATACTCTATTGTCAACTGGCGCCAAACCCGAGGAAGAAGCAGGTGTTGTACATATGGCCGGTGGAACTGAACGACATCGGCCCGAGACTGAAACAGGCGCGGCTTGCTATTGGGAAGACTCAGCAGCAGATTGCCGACGCGCTTGGAAAGACGAAGGCCGCCGTGTCGAACTTCGAGAAGAACAACAACCTTCCTTCCCTGGAAACCATCGTCGCGTTTGCCAAGGAAACCAACGTCAGCCTCGACTGGATCTTGCTTGGCAAGCAGCCCGAAGGCGAGTTCGATCAGCGCATCCGGGCGCTTCCAGAAGCCCTAAAGGAGTACGTGGTTAGCAGCCTGCTGCTAGCAGAACGCGTACGCCTTTCGATCCCCACCCGGTTCCTGCGCCCGCCGACAACCGAGTCCTACGTCGAGTTCAGCGCATACCTGCAGCGGCTTTCCGAGGAAATGGCCGCCTCTAAGTGAAACCCGTAAATTTTTTTGCCTCTTGAGTATCGTCCCGCTTGACTCAATGTATCGCGTTGCGATACCATGGTGGTGTCGTCAAGGAGGGATCAATGGGACACGCGGATTACGGCTCTTACCTGCTTCGGCAGGCCGAACAGCACGAGGACGACATGGCGCAGCGCGCCGCCGTCCGGGACAACTTCATCAGCCGGGAGGCGTCGGCCCTTGCCGAAATGCTGACGAACGGCCGCCACGACACGCTGGTTCCGCCCCTGCGGGCCCTGCCGAGCGGGCGGAAGCTCGTCCCGCTCAGCGAGGAGTTCGTGGAGTTCGTCAACGATCAGTACAACGACAACGCGCTGGAGACGCTGGCGGGCGTGCTGTTCCGCCGGCAGGGCCAGTTCGATCGGATCGTGCGCGAGTTCGCGCTCGAGTTCGCCGAGTGGGAAGCCAACACGGAACTGGGGGACTGACATGGTGAGCTTGCACACGCGGCACCGCCGCTTGCTGTCCGCCGATCGTCGCCTCGGCGCCCAGGTGGACGACACCGGCCGCACCCCGCGCCACGCGCAAGGGTGGCGCGATCTCAACTGCCAAAACGATTCCACGCTGGAGATTGCGCGCGAGATCGTCGAGGCCGCTTTGCTGGGCGTTGTCGTCTGCGCGCTGATCGCGCTGGCGGTGCTCGGCTCAATCGCTTTGCTGGGGTAAGCCATGAAATTCGACGAGCTTCGCAAGATCGACGTTTCGAAATACGTCGAGCAAAAAAACGGCCTGTCCTATTTGTCGTGGGCGTGGGCTGTCGATCAGCTCCTGCTGCACGATCCGAAAGCGTCGTGGACGTACAAGTGCGACGCCGACGGCGTGCCCATGGTTCGAGTTGGCGACACGGCTATGGTGTTCTGCACGGTGAACGCGTTCGGCGTCGAGCGCACCGCGCAGTTGCCGGTTATGAACGCCAAGAACCAGCCGATCACCTTCTCCGGGCGCAAGTTCACCGATCGTAACGGGCGCGAACAAATCGAGCAGTTGGATTCGTTCAACCTCAACACGGCCATGCAGCGGTGCCTGGCGAAGGCGGTCGCCCTCCACGGAATCGGCCTCTACATCTACAACGGCGAGGATTTGCCGCCCGACACCAAGCCGGAGGATCGCGTGCCGGCTGAGCGGCGGGAGGAACTCGCCGGGCTGATCACCGCCGCTGGTGACGACGTGGCCCTGCGCAAGCTCTTCAAGGGCCTCACCGAGGACGAGCGCGCGGCCATGCATGACGCATTCGTAACGCGCGCGGCAGCAATCAAGGAAGCGGCATGAACGGCCAGCAAGGCACTGCCGCGTGGTTTGCGGCGAGGACTGGCGCTCTTACAGCTTCCCGCATGGCTGCGGCCATGTCGCGGCTCAAGAACGGCAGCGACAGCGCCGAGCGACGGGCTCTGAAGATCGAGATCCTTGCCGAGCGGCTGACGGGCGACGTGGTGCCTCACCACGTCACTCCGGCCATGCAGCACGGGATCGACACCGAACCCGCCGCCAAGGCCGCGTACAGCGCGCTGACGGGCGACATGATCGACGAGTGCGGCTTCATCCCGCACCCGACGATTGAATCGTTTGGAGCGTCTCCTGACGGGCGAATCGGCAACATGGGCGTTGAGGTTAAATGCCCCACGACGGCCAAGTACCTGTCCTGGCGACTGGCTGGCGTCGTGCCCGAAGAGCACAAGCCGCAAATGATCGCGCAATGCGTGTGTGCCGGGTTCGACGAGGTTGAGTTCGTTGCTTTCGATCCGCGTCTGCCCAAGCACTTGCAACTGTTTGTGATCCGCTTCCGCCCCACGCAGGAGGAGCGCGACGCGGTTGAACAGGCCGCGCGGGAGTTCCTGCGCGAGGTGGACGAAATGTTCGATCAACTCACTCTGAAGGAAGCGGCATGAGCCAGCAGTTCGACAACAACATGACGGGAATTATCAGCAAGAACGATCGCAAGGAGAGCGACGCTCACCCTGACATCAAAGGCCAGGCCGAAATCGACGGGAAGCAATACTGGGTGGCCGGTTGGCGAAAAGAACGCAAGGACGGCAGCGGTTCGTTTTATTCGCTTCGGTTTGAGGCAAAGGACGCGCCCAAGCAGGCCCCGCGCGCGAAGATCACCGTGGCGCAGGACGACGACGATTTGCCTTTTGCCGATCCGTACAAGGGGCGTCGCAGCTATGTCGTCTAAGGCGAGTCGTAGGTAACACACCATGGATCGCCATACCTACATCGTCCGCGCACGCGAGCTGGCCCCGCGGGGCGAGCAGTTGCCGCAGACGAAGCTGTCAGCCGACGACGTGCTTGAAATTCGTCGGCTGGCGGCCGTGCGCGAGCGGGCCCGTGCGGCGATCAGCGAGCGGCTGAGTAACGAGGCAATTGCGCGCAGGTTTGGCGTGCACAGGCGCACCGTCGAAAAGGTGCTTTCGTGGGAGCGGATCGCGTGACGATCAAATCAGCAGCCATTACCGCGCTCGCTGTCCTGCGCGAAATCCACGGGGACGGGATCGACGTCTCGGGCGCAATCCTTGAGCTTGAGCGCGCGCTGCACGTTCCGCTGAAGCAGCGCCTGCCGCGAAACCGCTGGGGCTATCGCTTCGGAGAGCCGCTGCGGGTGACGAGCGGGAGGCTTGCCGGGAGGACAGCAGAGTACGTGCGGGCGTGCAGCACGAATCAGGTTTACGTGCGCTTCAACGGCGGGCTGTTTGCGGTACAGGCAAGCATGGTGGAAAGGGCGGCGGCATGACGCGCGACGACATTATCCGCATAGCGCGGGAGGCGGGAATCGTGATTGGGCGTCCTGTGACAGCGCAGCACTTGGACACCTTTGCAGCGCTTGTCTCCGCTGCTGAACGCGAGGCGTGCGCGACGGTGTGCGAAAAACACTACGACACATCGCCGGCCGCCGCCGCAATCCGCGCAAGGGGGCGGGCATGACGCACATGCCCAAACCACACGACCCGAAACACCCGTACGTCGCCAAGTTCATTGGCTGCGGACACGGTGTTCTGTTCACGCAGCCATGCGTGGACTGCGAGATCGTCGGACTCACCGAGGAGTATCGGCGCGCCGTCAAAACGGTGCAGCGGGTGCGTGATCGTCTGCGCGTTCTCGGCGTTCGATCGCCGGGTAACGTCGCCATTTAAGGGGCAAGCATGACGACACTACGCGACGCCGCGCAGATGGCGCTGGAGGCGTTGAAAGACCTAGTCGAAGCCACGAAAGAAGAACACGGCGAACCGGCTTATCAAGAGTTGAAAACGTGGCGGCTGGCTTGGACTGCAATTAACGCGCTTAACGCCGCGCTGGAGCAGCCGCAGACGACACATTCCGCCGACTGCTGGCGCCGGCACCACGAATGCGCGGTGGCGAAAATTGAGCGTGAGTGCAACCGCGCAAGGGCGCGGGCATGAGCGCGCAGCCCGAAGCCCTGCGGCTGGCCGACGCGCTGGAATTGGACCCCATGCCGATTGGGTGGTATTCCGATGCCGCCGCCGAACTGCGACGCCTGCACGCGGCCAACACGGACTGCATGGATCATTTTAATGTTCTAAAGGCTGACTACGACAGGCTGGAGCGCATCAACACGCACCAGTCCTACGCGATGCGCCTCGCTCTGTCGCTCATCGAACGCGGCGAGCAGAAGGCCGAGTGGGGCGAATACGCCAAATGCGTCGACCAGGCGCGCGACGTGCTGCGGGCGGCGCTTGCCGGGCGGGAGCGCGGCGATGTGTGACGCAATCGGAACCGTGCTGCTCGCGCTGGCGCTGGTTTGCGCGATCGGCTGGATGTGCGTGGCGGCGTGGGCCCTGGACAGGACGCGGCGATGATCCTTACGAATGACGAGATCGCGGCGATCACCGCGAAGCGTAAACCTAGTGCGCAGTCTCGAGTCCTGGCGGCGCTTGGCATCTTGCATAAGCGCAGGCCGGACGGCACATTGGTTGTGTTCAGGAGGGATGTAGATGAATCGTCCGCGCAAGCGGGACAGGGACCTGCCGCCGTGTGTGTATCTGCGCCACGGCGCGTTCTACCTCGTCCAGAACGGAAAATGGCGACGGCTCGCGGCTGATCGCGCGACTGCGCTGCGCGAATGGGCGCGCATCGTCGGCCAGTCGTCCGGCTCGATGCCTGCGTTCATCGATGAAAACCTCGGCCGCATTCTTCGGCACAAGAAGACCGGCAAGGCGCTGGCCGTCGAGACGCAGCGACAGTATCGCGCGTGCGCTGCGCTGCTGTCCGAGATGCTGAAGAACCTGAGCCCGCAGGACGTTACGTCGCGTGACGTCAAAGACTTGCGACGCGGGCTGCAGGACACGCCAGCAATCGCGAACCGTGCAATGACCGTGCTGAAGCTGCTGCTCGACGTGGCGGTAGACGACGAGATGATTGTGGCGAACCCGGTAGTCGGGGTGGACCGCATCAAGATGGCGGCCCGGACTCGCCGCATCACGCCGGCCGAGTACGCCAGCATTCACGCGCACGCGGACCCGCTACTGCGCGCGGTGATGCATCTGTGTTACGCGACTGGACAGCGGGTAATGGACGTCGCGAACATCCGTAGCGAGCATTGCACGGATGAAGGCGTGTTCTTCCGCCAAATCAAGACCGGCGCGCAGGTCATCGTCGCCTGGACGCCGGAGCTTCGCAGCGCGGTGGCCGAGGCTCGAGCACTCAAGCCCAACGCGCTGCGGCCGCCGTTCATCTTCGGGTTCAAGCCGCCCACTTACGCGATGATTCACAAGCGATGGGTCAAGGCCTGCAAGGCCGCGCGGGTCGACGACGCGAACATCCACGACCTGCGTGCCATGTCTGCCACGGACGCCCAGGCGCAGGGAATCAACGCGCAATCGCTGCTCGGACACACCGACGCGCAGACCACCCGCATCTACTTGCGGGACAAGGTCGTGCCGGTCGTTCCGGGTCCTGTCATGCGGCGGAAATCGGCCTGAGTTTTGGACAGTTGTCCAAATGTTGGACAGCACATGGCTCAACCATGCGGGTTTCCGGGCAGGTAAGGTACTCGGTCAGTCCGTCCGCAAATGGCCGGCAGCCCGCATGGATAGGCCGTCCGTGTGTTTCCGTGTCCAATAAAACACGTAGTTCTGGGGCGCGAAATCCTCGGCGATTTCGGGGCGTCGCCGGCTAGTATTGGACAGGCAGGAAGCCAAGGCCAACTTCTCTCTGTTTTGGTGCTTCTGCGACGACGGTGCGGACGATGGCGGCCGCAAGGATGGCGGTGATTTCACCAGCGCGGGCACTGGCGGACATCTCTGAGGGAGATGCGAGTTCGAGGTTCTTCATGACGGCTCCGAGGAATTGCAACCGTCAAGGATGGTGAGCTCGATCCCCCGAAGAGGATGGCAACGCAGGGCAATCGGGATAAAGATGCAAACATCGTAACGCAAGATATTCTTGCCTTTTTAACTTCGCAAGACTAAAATGCAGGTTTAGGAGGTGACTGCCATGCTCGAAAAGATCTCGCAAAAGCTGATCGGCTACCGCGTCAAAGCGGCGCGCGAGGCCAAGGGCTGGACGCAGGATCAGCTCACTCAAGGGATGGGGCTGAACGACCGTCAGACGGTCTCTGACATCGAAAACGGCAAGCGCGCCCTCAAGCCGGACGAGATGCTGACGCTGTCCGACCTGCTGGACCGAGATCTCGAGTTCTTCATCGACCCGTTTGCCGTTGCTGGCGAGGCGCAGTTCTCCTGGCGTGCCGCGCCGGAGGTGCCAGAGGACAGCCTCGACGGATTCGAGCTGAAGGCCGGTCAATGGATCGGTCTGCTTCGCTGGCTGCGCGAGCAGCAGGACAGCCGGTCAAGCGTGCTCAAGCGCGCCCTGCGGCTGTCATCGCAGTCGTCTTTCGAAGACGCACAGGAGCGCGCGGAAAGTTTGGTTGCCGAGCTGGATCTCGGTGTTATTCCAGCCGAAGGCTTGATCGACAAGATCGAGCGCGAGCTGGACATCCCGGTGTTATTCGTCGATACGGTTGACACTGCCGATGGTCAGTCCATCTCGGGTGCCACCTGCCATCTCGAAGAGATGGGTGTCATCCTGATCAACCGCAACGAGAACGAAGCCCGGCGTTTTTTCGATCTCGCGCACGAGCTTTTCCATGCCCTAACTTGGGACGCGATGAGGCCGGAACACCGGGAGTCGAACTCTGTCGAGGAGCGCAGCAAAGGCAAGCGCATCGAGCAGTTGGCGAATAGTTTCGCCGCTGCGCTGCTGATGCCGAGCGCCACCCTCGACAAGCTGATCGAGCCCGAACGTCAAGGCGATATTGCGCATCTGTGCGAGGTCGCGGCCTTGCT